TGAAACTATGCCAGTATACAATTATGCTATTGAAAAATCTGTATATGAAAGTTTGACAGTTTCTTTGGTACAGAAATGATTGAAACATCACAAGCATTTAAAACAGCAGTAGCAAAAGATGGTCGTACATTTAGAGCGAAAGTAGTTATTAATGGTGTGGAATATACAAATTTAAGAGAATGTAAAATAAACAAATCTTGCGAACCAAATGAGACACTCTCATTTGGTTCGACGTTTTCTTCCTACATAACCATAACGATAGCAGATTTCCCTAAAAATATTCAGATTGATAAAAAGAAAGTTATTTTCTATGTTGGATTGAAAATAAATCCTGATTTAGATAAGTTTGACGATTTAGATGCGTATGAGTGGATAAAGTTAGGAGTTTTTAATATAACAAATCCACAATATGTAGATGATGATGTAAAATTTATTGCTTATGATAATTTCTATTTATGCGAAAAAATATTTGCAACCAATTTAGGAAACACCGCAAAAATATCTGACATATTAACAGAACAGTGTAATAAACTAGGAATTAATTATATTTTAAATAAAGAAATATTTTTTGGTTTAGATGATACATATGATACAACATGGTTAAATGGTTTAACTATAAGAGAAGCAATAAGTTATCTATCTTCTTATGTTTTAACAAATGCTATTTTTGATGAAAATGGAAACTTAAAACTAATAAGAGCTACTGATGTAAATTATGTTATCAGTGATGAAAAGTATACAGCACCTTTAAATATTGGAGAAAGAGATATTATCATTGATAGAATTGAGTGCATGTCAAAGTTAAGAAAAATAGATAAAGATGAGAATGGTAAAAAAATAACAGTACATGAGGATTTTCCGAATTTTATAGGGGCAGATTCTAAAGAAAATGTTATTTCATTCTCTAATCCATATTACAAAATAAAAGATAATATTTCTTTGTGGCTGAACAATTTGAATAATTTGAGATTTAGAAGCTGTGAATTAAATTGGCAGATTGCTGATCCAAGAATACAAATAGGAGATATAATAGCTGTTAAAGGAGGAAATAGTTATTATCCTATAATGGTTATGGATTTAGAACTTGAAATTGATGGAGGGTGCTTTGGTACTATAAAATCAAAATTCGTATCTAAAGATAGCGAGAATAGTTTCAAGGGTTCTTTAGCAGAACAAGTGGATAGATTATATACAGATGTCGGAACATTTAAAAGTGTAATGGTAGATACTATTGATGCGTTTACAGGAAACTTTAAGACAATAGACACAAACATATTGAATGTAAGCGAAGAACTAAATGCTTTGAATGCTAAAATAGATAATTTAGATGTTGATAATCTAGATGTAAAATATGCAAAAATAGATATGTCTAATGTCGGTATTGAAAATGTTGGTAGATTATTTGCAGATGTCGGACTTCTTAAAGATGTGAATATTGTTAATGGAAGTGTAACAGGTGTCTTAAATGGTGTTCGTATTAATGGAGACTTAATTGTAGCTAATACATTAAAAGTTAAAGATTTATTATTAGAAGGACAGGATGGGCTGATATATCAAATCAATGCTCTAGCAAGCGGTCTTACTCAAACTGAATTAAGTAAAGAAATCTATCAGCAAAAACTAAATGGAACAGATATAGTCGCCAACAGCATTACAGGAAATCAGATTGCAGGAAAAACAATTACTGCAAAGGAGATAGATGTATTTGATTTATTCGCTCAAAATATAACCGCTACTGGTACGATTACAGGTTTAGCTTTTAAAGGTGGAAGTATAAACATTAATGATGTGTTCACGGTAAATAGTGCAGGATATGTTAAGGCTTCAAGTGGAAGAATTGGTAATTTTAATCTTACACAGAACTATATTAGTTCATCATTTAAAACAGAATACGGTGTTGAGTGGTCTAATGAAGTTTTAAAATTAGATAGTGGTAAAATACATTTTGATTACAACAACAATTTTTATAGAAATACAACTGCAACCGATTTAGTTAAATATCTAGAAATCAATGGGGATGAAATATTGTTCCATTGTTCCAAAGAGGATGGTGTTTCTAAAACAACATCAGCTCAAATCATTTTACAAAGTGATAGTTCAAATCTCGATTCACATTTGCTAATAACATGTAGCAGAGGAAGAATATTTACAGATTGTAATTTTATCAGCAATAAAAACATTATTACAGGAATTGATAAAATTTCATCTGTTGATGGTGTAGCAGGAGTTGCTTTAAGTCAAAACGGAAATATATATTTAACAAGTGATACTTCTCCATCATTATTCTTCTATAATGGTAATTCAACAACATATACACATTTAATACAGGCACAATCAGATCAATTCTATATATCTAAAACAACAACAATCAATGGATCAATTCATATCAAAAATAATAGTGCTTTATGGTCTAAAAATACATCTGGCTCAAATAAACAGTTAATAGGAATATCTTCTAGCAATAATCTTTTCATTGGTTCATCAGAAGGTTCTGAATGTACAGGAGATACCAATATTTATGGTGGAGAGCATATTAGCTTATATGCAAATAGAATTTCGTCATCATACAAGGCAACAGCACTCGAACTACTTAGAGAACAGACTGATAGCCATAGAACTGTATTAAGACCAGCTTCAAATTCAGGAATATATTTAGGTACAACGAATTATCGTTTCAATACTGCATTTTTTGCAAATTCTATTACAGCATCAGATTTAAAAGAAAAAGAAGTCATTCATGATTTTGATTTTAAGGTTGAGGAATTTATTAAAGGAATGAAACCAATAGCTTATCGAAGAAAAGGACAAGGAGATACTGGAGAACGTATCCATATAGGTTTTGGAGCACAAACAACAAATCAATTAATAAAACAATTAGGATTAGGAGATTTGTCAATGGTTCAAGCCTCTATCATTAATGCAGATGGAAGTGAATCATCTTATCATGGAGAGAATGTAGATGATAACAAACTATCTTGGGGATTGAATTATACAGAAATGATTCCCTACGCATTTTTAGGTATACAAGATTTATATATGAAGTACAATCAATTAGAACAAGAAAACAAAATGCTTAGAAGTCAATTAGAAGCTTTTATAAGCGAATTGTCAACAAGAGAGGTCTTAATATAGACTTCTCTTTAATTTTTAAGGAGGGAGACATATGGCGGTAATTACAGCACAATCAAACAGACAAATAACAATTAGAAATGAAATTAAAGTAGATGAAAAAATAGTAGTAGGACAAACAGCTACGATAGATACTAACAATCCAAATAATTTAGATATAAATAGCTGGAAGAACGATAAGGAGCTTTACAAGGAATTTAGAACTGAAATACGAGAACTTCAAGCACAGTTTGAAGATGAAGTATATAGCGAACAAGATAAATTAATTGCCGAAAAAGGAGTAAATGAGTAATGAAAGTAAAATTGAGAGTATTGGTAGAAAGTAGAAAAGCATTAACAATTCTAGGGAGCGCTAGAAAACTTCCTAGCAATATTGTTATTGATGTTATTAAAAACATCAAAGCGGTAAAGGAAGAACTTGAGGTTTATAATCTGGCAAGACAAAACATTATTGAAGAACATGCTGAAAAAAATGAAGATGGCGAATTTATTGTCTTTGATGATGGTTCTCTAAAAACAAAAAAAGGACATGGAAAAATTGCTAATGAAGAGAATAACAAGTTATTAGATACAGTTGTTGATGTTTCTATTAAAAAGATTGTATATGATCTAGAGACAAATCCAGCCAGTCTTACACCATTAGAGATTATGAGTTTAGAATATATGTTCAAATTAAATAAATAGGAGGAAACTGAAATGAAAGAATTTGGGAAAAGAATTGGAAGTTTTGTAGTGAAATATAGGATAGGTGTTGTTATTTTATCACTACTTCTTTTGATACCCTCTCTATTTGGATATTTAGAAACAAGAGTCAATTATGATATTCTT